TAAACCATCGCTATTACGAACTGTTCCAACAAGTTCAGAGTATCTATCATAAGCAGAAACACCACCCATAACATATCGCTCATCTTTCCAGTTAAGCATACCATTGTCTTCTCTTTCAGGTATTTGCGCTATTGAACTTTGTATATCTGCAAACTCTAACCTTACTACTTGGTTAGATACAAGACTAGAGGGAGCTACCCCATCCTCAGGCCGAAGTATAGGCTTTCCTAATATATCTCTTTTAGGAGGTAAGGTTTCTGAAAGAGAGGGTATTTTACTTATAAAGTTTTCATACAAACCTTGAGCATCTCTATAGTAAGGGTCGTTGTTAAACATTGTAATCATTTGAGGAGTTAAGCTTCTTGCTAAACCTTCCCCATAAGCTTGAAGAGAATCTTCAGGACTATTCATAGCTTCTACAAAAGTTGTAACACCTTGCATAAAAGTTTTGTCTTGAGCTAAGTTTAAAAAAGAAGCGAGAATAGCAGTTGCTAACTCATCAGCTTCAGAGTGTCTACCAGCTTCTCTTAAATCTCTTACACCAGTTAAAGTTGTTATGATTGTATCAGCAGGGTCAAACCTCCTAGAGCTGCGGAACTTTCCATCAAGATACACACTGTGAGGAGTTACTCCTGTCAATCTTTTGTTTTGTCTTGCATTATAATCCATTGCTGACCAAGTGCTTTGGAAACGGTATATTTCTGATTCATTCCCCTCTGTATCAGTGAATGTAATTTTTTCATTAACTGCTTGGTAAAGAAGAAATATGGCTGTGTACATATAACCAGTTTCAAAAATAACTCTATCTCTTGCAGCTCCTCCTTGATTCCAAGCATTCTTCTGCCTTTCAGATAACATTGGGAGCGCTCTTCTAATAGGCCACTTAAATATATTTATAGGTGTCCTAATAAAAGGAGCTACTATTCTTAGTTCTGGGAAGCGATTAACAATGTCTTGAACAGCTTTACCTCTAGCACCTAAAGGTTCAGTAAAAGTATTTTCCCTAGCTCTTTTTAAAGCTGCTTCAGCGATTGGGTTTACAACAGTCTTATCCTTCTGCATTTTTATTGCATCAGCAACAACATCGTCTATCGCTTTTTCTACTAAGGCATCAAATTGTTTAGCTGGTTTATCAGCGTACTTACCTTCAGCTTTCCATCTCTTAACTATCTCTCTATAAGCTACTGCTCTGAAGGTGAGTTGCTTGAACATCTCATCACCAGCCGCAAGTCCCCTAAAGGAAAGCCTAAAGGTATTGCCTATCCAATCAGAGATTGGCATATTTTTAGCTTCTTCCCAAGATAAAGTTCTTAAATCTATATCTTTTGTGCCTACAGAAATACGATCTGTACCGCCTTCTACTTCTTCACGAACTTTAAACTCAGGGTCAATGACGTTTTTAGCAGTCATTAATACTTCCCAACCAGCTCTCATAGCGTTATCGGCATACTTGGCATAGCCAAACATTTGCCTTGCTCCATCAACCAGTTGAGTTTTATCGCCTCTTAAAACGCCTACTAAGCCTCCGCCTATTTGTTCTACAGTATCAGTAACAGCCATTATACCGTTACCTACTAAGTTAGTAGCCTGAGTCTTCCATGAGAAAAGTAAGTTACCAACATAGTATTCATTAAACTGCTCTATTCTATTTTTAACTCTATCTCTAAGTTTAGCATTTCTTGGGTTTGTAGTTGCAGCGTTGTTAATAGCTTGGCTTAAAGCTGCACCATCTAAAGACAGTAAGTCACGAGGCATCGCATCTATATCTTCCTGAGAATACCGCATGATACGCCCAGAGTCGCTTAGGAGTCCTTTATGATATGCGTAAGTTTGACGAAAAGCTTCTGCAAGTTCATTAACTTTCCTAATTGTCTCTACATCTCCTGCTTTATAAGCAGCACTGTTGTATAAAGTATCGTGGGTTTCTTTAAGAGTGTTTCCAAAACTTCTTACACCCATGTAGAAAGTGCTGTCTGTTTGGAGTTCTTTAAGACCTTTAGTAAAATCTAAGAGAGAGCCAGAGTTAAACTCAGGGTCTTTTATTAAACTATTAATAAGTGTCTGGCCTTTCTTAACAGCCGTAGCAACAGGTATAGTAATTATCTCATCCCCTGTACGCAGACTCCCACGCTCTGCTCTAGCATCCTTTGTAGCTTCGTCTAAGGCTTCTTTGGTGTTAGGTATAGTTGCTTCTTCAGTCTGCCCTTTGACTTTAATGTTTTCTGGTTTTACAGGTTCTTCTATCTTAGCTCCGTCTTTATAAGTAGCACCATCTTCTTTAGTAGGTATAAGCTGTTCTGCTTTTTCTACTTCATCGGCTACCTCTTTCATCAAGGCATCTGCTTTCTCTGTATTACCTGCAATGTTTTCTTTCTTAGCATCTCTAGCTTTCTTAGTAGCTCGTGCTAACTTGAATACTAACTCTAAACTTAAACCAACAACCGAACCTTCGATTGCATTCTTAAATCTACCCTCTGCTGCACTGTCGGTTGGATCAGCAGCTAAGTAGTCTGTCAGTGCTGTTTCAATACCAAAGTGTTGGGCAAGGTTAGAGAGGCGTTCTTCATGTGGATCAAAGACAATAGCATCAGCAAATGCGCCTTGAGCTGTGGCTTTAACAAGTTTACCTGTGCCAGTAGTTGCTTGGAAAGGTTTAAGAAATTTACCTGCCCCCACAAAGCCAGCAATGAACTGTGCTACTGGAGCTGCAAACTCCCCTGTAGGGGTATCAAACCCATCATCACGAGTAGGTAAGAGGTTATTAGTGTCAATAAGATTAGCAGCATTAAGAGCTTGAAGGTCAGACCACTCGTCAGGTTTGACGTAAGCTATCTTCTTACCAAAGACAGAGAATAAGTGTACCCCATTCTCATCTTGCCAAGACTTTAGTGTTTCGTTGTCCTGTTCACCAGTAATAGAAAAACCACCAAGAGGAATAGCAGATTCTAAAAACTCACCTGTTTCTTTGATAGCTGACCCTACACCTTTTATAGCAGCTTCAGGAAGCTCTGCAATGTTCTGTAGAACTGTAGTGCCTTCTTCTTCTTCTTGTACTGCTGGTGTCTCTTCTGGTTTTTTAGATTCTTCTAAATACTTATCTCTATATTCTCTAGCTTTATCTAAATTACCTTTTTCTATTTCTTCTTGAGCTAGGTCTAGTAATTGAACGCCTGTAGCCATATTACTCCCCTAGTTCATTATTAATTGCTTCGAGCTTTCTTATTTCTGAAGGTGCTACTAAAGGTGCGCTCATACTGCCTTCTACTTTAGTATCTATAAATTGTTTACGTGTCTCTACTCTTTGTATAAGAGTAAACACCGCATCGTTTTTCTGTGTTTTTGACATTGAAGGCCAATCAGGTGTTCTGATTAATTCATCAAACTCTTCATTAAACATTATTTGTAATTGAGAGTAGCGGGTGTCTTCTACAAAAATATCTGTTATTTCTCTATCTCTTATCAAACCTCTTACTATTGCTAAGTTGTCTGTATAAACTTTACTTGTGTAAGGGTTCTCTCGTGGTGCTTGGGTTAAGAAAGTGTTTAGCAATGTTTTATCTAACCGCTTAACATTAGCCGTTACCCATTCAATTTTATCCGATGCTTGGATGAACCCATCGTACAATTCAATCATATCTTCAGGGTCAATCTCTTCTGTAGAAATACTTTTGTAAGCTTTTAGTATCTTATCGGCATCAGAAGCAGCAGTACCTACACCAGCTTTTTCAGCAGCCTGCACAGCAGCTAAAATGTTTTCTGTTGTAGCCTCTCCTCTAGTATAAAGGTCGCCTATGGTTGCCTGTAAGTTTAGCTTAGCAGCCTTTACACCGTTTGCTCTTTCGTTATCTAATCTGTTTTTCTCTTCTCTAAGTCTTGATTCTACTGCCCCTCTTTGGGCAAATGCTGTCTTGTACTCTTTATCAGAAAGTATTGTTGGCCTACCTTCTACTTCACCTAGCAACAAGGAGTACAATCTAAAGTCTTCATTTTCATTAGCAGCTCGTAAAGCCGCATCCATCAAAAGTTGCTTTGCTTGTTGGGGTGATCTATCCATAGACTGTATGGAATTATCAATATTTTTAAATACGTCAAAGAACTCAATGGAGGCTGCACTGAAGTCTACTTTAGCTAATTCTTTACTAGCAAAGTTACCAAGCTCTACATCTTCTTCACTTGTTTCAAAGGCTTTGGAAGCTCCTCCGTAAGTAGAATAGAACACATTACCTATAGATTTATTAAGGGCATTCCTGCCTGCATCTGTAGTTAGCTTAGATAAAGCATCTTGGTACTCAGGGTTACTGCTTGTGTATGCTTCCCATACTTCATCACTAGAAGGTCTAGCACCATCTTTAATACCGTAATCGTAAGTCTCTGCGAATTCTTTTACTGATACCTCAAACTCATTAGCGTAGTTAGAAGCTCTTAATAACTCTAAATTAGTTATCTGTTGTTCTTTCTTACTTGCCTGTACTTGCCCATACCGAGCAACTGCACCAGAGGCTTGCTCAAGAGCCGCAGCTACTTGCATTCCTTTAGTGTTCCTCTCACCTTGTACAAAGGTATCGACAGGTCTTGCTGCAACTTGGTAATCAGGGGCAGCCGCAGCTTGCTTGTAGTTCACTGATTTACTTATTGATGTTGCCATGTTGTTTTCCTATTATGAAATGTATTCTTGGAAAGAATCCGTACTAGCAGCACTCGCAAGGCTACTACCTATCTGCAAACCAGTAGCCATTCTACTTGGTCTTGCTACAGCATTAACTCTTGATTGTGCTGTGCTTCTCGCACCTAATCTTTGTTCACCTATTTGAGCTACATTACGCTCAAGATTCTGCGTGGTCATAGTGTTAGCTTCCACGCCTTGTCTTACTATATCTTGTATCACAGCATTATTGTTCAAGAACCCACCACTTTCTCCAGCAGCGGTTGTAGCTGTTGAAGCTATCTGCTGTGTCTGTAGGTTTTGTGCTATCTTCTCTTGAGCTGCTTTCTCATCAAGTTGAGCTTGTTGTAGATTGAGTTGCCTGTCTGTATCTACTTTAGCTTGGTTAGCAGCGGCAGCGTTAGCCTCGTAAGCATCAGCTTGAGCATTCGCCCCTGTGATAGCTGAACCTGCTGACAAAGCTACAGTAGCTATCGTTAAATAAGGTTCACACATTTTTCTTAATCCTCACAAATTGGTAGAAGGGCTGTTTCCCTACTCCGTATTTTTCTTCTAGTTTTATGAATTCAAATCCTAAAGATTTAAGCCACTTCTTCGATACTGTATTATCTACGTGAACGAAATTAAGCAAGACAGGATAGATAGTGTTCATATCCTCTACCCATGTCTTTGCTTGAGGGATAAATTCTTTTCTTGTTTCTATAATCTTATCTGTGCCTAGTAACCAAGGGCTACCAAAGACACCGTTGTTCGCTACACCAAACATTCCTACAACACTGCCATCAGCATGGATGATTGAGTTACACACCTCAGAGACCCTGTAAGCCTCTTGGAGCGCTCTTAAAGGAGCTAAACCATTACTATAGCCTATCTCCGTAACGTCCTGAGAGCGCATGAGAGGGGCTATCTCGCGACAGTCCAAGAACTCACTCTTACGATAATGGTGTCCCATGCTATATCCTTGTTGATCTGAGGGATACAAAGCCTTCATACTCTGCCTTCTGGAATACTGAAGGTAGTGGTGAGGCGTTTGTAATCTCTATTTTAGCTTCGCTAGCTTGTGATTGTACACTGACTTTAAAGTTGCCTAAATTATCTACAGCAGCTTGACCCAACTGGTTATTAAGACTGCCTAGTAATCGACCAGTAAAGACTGCTGATACAGGATCACGCCTGCCGTTAGTTTGGGTAACTGTGAAAGTCCCAGTGTCGTTGTAGGTGAATGACATATTTCTAAGTTGAAACCTTGCAATGTCCGAAGCATCCCCTTGAGCTGGTTTAAAGACTTGCTCAGAGACTTGATACTTGAAGGTGTAAGGTATGCCACCATAGACGGGGACAGAAGAAGTCCCTGCTGTAGTTGCTGTTACCTCTTCACCGTTGGAGTTAAAGTACACAAGATTACTATCAGTGTAGCCCATAGAGGGAGCACCACTTGTAAACTTCTGTAGGTGGTCAAGATGTATAGGGTAAGTATTGAGTAACTGAGCATCTAAAGTTAAAGTCATGCTCTCAAATCGACCATCTTCAAAGATGATAAATATCTCTTCGTTATTAAAAGCAACATGAGCGATGTTAGCATCAAACTTCCATTTAGACCAAGAGCTTTGTAAACGCTCTGTCTCGTTCTCATACCACTTGTAAACGTATAACTCTTTTGCATCTGTTGTAGTACGTGCTAACAAAAGGTTCTCGTTAGTAGAAGCTACCATCTGCTTTACACTACCTGCAAGATAGTTTGGAACGTGTGCAGTTATAAGGTTAGCATCTTTTACTTCTGTATCACCTGTCGTGTAATACTCTCGCATTCCTGAGAATGTACCGTTCTGTACTGAAAAGAATACACTGTTGCCTGCACCTACTGGTTTCGCTGTTAGATCACACTCAAAGTTCGTAGAGGTATCTATAGACACCCCTGCTGGTGTAAGTAGCTGATCAGCTGATAAGGTAAACTGGTTAATCTCAGAGAACAATAGGAGCTGCTCTTGGAATGGTACAGCAGCCTGCAATATAGATACTTCATTCTGACTGACTGCTACATCAATAGGGGCAGAGTCAAGTAGGGAGCGTACAGTTGTTCTAAAGAAGTTGAAGTAACCATTAGCTTCACTGAAGATTACATTCTCATCTGATAAGAAACCTAAGCGGTTGCGGTGGAAGAATACATCGTTAATTTTTCCTCCAGTAAAACTTGGGAAAGGGTTAGTATCATCATCACCTGCTTTCCTGTCATCCCATGCACCTGTAGTAAAACTAAAGCTTTCGTCACTATTCTGTACTAAAGTGTGAGGCATGGTAGAAGTAGTGAAAGAGTGGTATTGACTAGCGTTGGGTCGTGAAGGTGCTGGGCACTCTTTCCACCTACCTGCTGTATTATCACCCTCATACTTTACATAAAAGTTATCCTCTTTCTTTTGGTTGTCCCCTATAACTTGAATAGTAAAACCACTGACGCAATACTTTGGTAAACTTGTAAAAGTAGGTACTGTATCTTTAAAAGCAAAGAAGTCATTGCCTCCGTTTTCGTCTGATACAGAGATTGTAAAATCATCGGCAGAAGTAGTTGTAGTTTTAAAGACAACAAAAGGGTCTGTAGCATCTCTTTCAGTTGTCACGCTGTTTGCTGAAAGAATAGAAGTCTGGGTAGCTATTGAAACGACACTGTTTGCATCATCACCACTTCCTACATATGTTGCGCCACCTGATGAGAGATATTGATTACTTTTAACAGCCTGTCCATCAACAGTGACTCTAAAATATTCGGAGGTTTTTAAGCCTGTTGCTTCTTGAAAAGCATCATCACCTCCACCATCTCTAGTGGCTGCCCTACCTATAACAGCGTTATTTGGGCTAGCTGCTGCAAGGTTAAGTTTAAAGCTGTAAGTTTTAGAGTAGTTCATCTGCTTCATGTAAAACAAAGCTTCATGAGGTCTTACATTATCAGGAGAAGTTTCATCTCTAGCTACAACCTTTTCTTTATTTACATAAAATGTGTAGTCAGCCACAGAGGTTGCCGTGACTTGTTGGTTGTTAAGGCTTGTGCCAAAGTATGCGCTAAGTGTAGCTGCATCTGAGTTAGTAGCTATCTGCGATCCTGTTGCACCCCAACTTGCTACACCTGACTCGTACCGAAGTCTACCTTCAATGTCATAGACGTAGAGCTTAGGAGTAGCTGGCACAAGAATAACAGTAAACTGTTCTGTAGCACTTCTCTTGTACGTGTGGATGTGTGCTGTTGATAGTTCAGTAGCTGTTAAGTAAGTGTTGCTTGTAGGGCTACCTGTATTTAACTTTCTTTTAAACTTGGTGGGTGGGCGTTTCTTTAAGCCTTCTACTATATCAGAGTAACCGTTTTCCTGTACTTCTCCTTGGCTTGCTAAACGTAAACTAGGAGGCTGTTGAGAAATCCCGTTGATAAAGTTAGGAATGCTTTTAGAAACTAGAGCCATTTGAAATCACCTTTGTGCCGACACCACGATTAAGAACACTAGCAGTGCTGTAGTCATCGAATATATTATAGTCGCCATTGTCGCCTTCCATCTCTTGAAGGGCAAAATAAGCTTGCTGTTCATCGTTCCTATTCATTTGTGATAGTTCTGTACTTCCTACTACTCGCTCTTGAAAGATACGAGATGCCTTGATGGCAATATAGCGTCTTGCTATTTCGGGAAGTAGGTCGAAAGATAATAAGACAACAACATCTAGCTTAAGAGCTTTACCTATGTTGTAAGTGTGGTTGACCTTATCATACATCTTATTACCACGTTGTATGTATTCGTTCTTAGAGCTTCTGTACTTAGTCTCAGAGTTTGCTAAGTCAGCCCTTACAATCTCCGTAGGGAGAATAACATTGCCGCTAGAGTCAGCCGCAACGGTGTAATCTGGTTCAGAGTTAAAGTTCCATCCATGTGATTGAACATCTCTGGAAACATTCTTGAGGATGGTCTCAGCAGTCTCAGCATCTACCAACCCAGACTGAAGGTTGTTTACTGGTGCTTCACCAATAGTAGAGAGCATAATGTTTACTGCTTCTAGTTCTGTTGTTGGAGTTGTCATGTTTACCTCAATGAAAAAATAAAGAGGAAAACTCCCCCGAAGGGGAGCTTCCAAAGAGTATCAACTTAAGATGCGTTGACCAATTTAAC